ACACGAATAATTAAAGCAATGCTTTATAAATAAGAATCTGGTTGGCAGACCAGTTTAAAACTGCCGATTTGATGATGCCTTCGGGGTCATCTTTTTTGAAACTCGCTTAACTCAAGGAGAAATAACATGACATTAAGTCAACGCTTTTCATTTAGCCCTCTATACAATTCTACACTCGGATTCGAACAACTATTCGGTGAAGTTGAACAGATGCTAGCATCAACACCTAACAACAATACTCAAACCTCATTTCCACCTCACAACATCGTTAAAGTAGATGAATACCATTATGTGGTAGAACTCGCTGTGGCTGGATATAATAAGTCTGAGATTGATATTAAGGTTGATGATGGCCATTTAATAATTAAGGGCAACAAAGATGAACAATCCAAAAATGTAGATTTATCAGATATTGAATATTTACATCGAGGTATTGGTCTTCGCTCTTTTACCAAAACAGTCAAAATTGCCGATACGGTGGAAGTTCGTGGTGCTGAATATACAGATGGCATCTTACGAATAGGTTTAGAGAATGTAATTCCTGAACATAAGAAACCTCGCAATATTGAAATTAGTGATGAAGCGCTTAATTTATTTAAGCCAGAACTATTAAATGAAGGTAAAGCAGGTAAAGGTAAATGAACGGTGGGAGTTTCTAAACTCCCACTTTCCTAACATTGGAGATATATAATGGCAGATATAGATTATAAAAAGAAACCACACAAGAAAACTGATAAGAACTTTAAACTACACAAACAATTTAAAACTATGTCCAGCAATGGAACTGGTGGTAAAACCGATTTCGTATTTAAAAATGCAATGGTTAATGCACTTGCTACAGGTGTTCGTACCAATAACCGTAAAGTTAAGGCAATGGGAGAATAAAATTGAAATTATCTAAAAATTTCACATTACAAGAATTCACTAAAAGTCAAACAGCTCTTCGAATGGATATTGATAATACTCCAAATGAAGGCCATCTAGAAAATGCAAAGGCCTTATTTGATAATGTTGTTCAAAAAGTTAGAGACCATTTTGGCGTAACAACAATTAATTCAGGATACCGTGGACCAGAACTTAACAAAGCGGTGGGCGGTTCATCCAAATCACAACATTGTCACGGTGAAGCTGCCGACATAGAGTGTCCTGGTGTCGCCAATGCAGACCTAGCACAGTATATTGTAGACAACCTAGACTTCGACCAAGTCATATTGGAGTTTTATACTCCAGGTATTGATGATTCTGGTTGGGTTCATGTGAGTCACAAAACTGATGGTACTAATCGTAAGAGAGCACTAACTGCCATGAAAGAAAATGGCAAAACTGTATACAAAGTAGGACTAATAAAATAGTCTATACCAATTTAATGATTTTCTCTATTGCTTTTAGCTGTCAAGTAGTATAAAATACCTTTAACAAATAGAAATTGTTTGTTAAATCTCAAGGCAGACTTTGTAGAAATACTCTCTGTTGACCTGGTTCTTTAATATAACTTTTTAAAAAGGAATCAATACTATGTGGACAACTCCATCAGCAACTGAAATGCGTTTTGGGTTTGAAGTAACTATGTATGTTATGAATCGCTAGTCGATAAATTATATGCAGAGTTGTTTTGAACTTAGAAACGATTCAGAATAGTAGAATCATTAAACCCACTTTATTGTGGGTTTTTTGTTGTTTGCCACCATTTATTCATAATTGGGCATAAATATTACTTATACAATAAAAGAGAATAAGTAAGTATGAAAACTCAAGAAGAAAGATTTTTAGTTCAAGAACATAGTTCAAAACAATCTAAAGAGGTGAGAGAAAGAAAGAAAGAATACATGAGAAAGTGGCGTGAAGCCAATAAAGAAAAAAATGCCAAATATCAAAAAGAATATTCCGTAAAATACCGAAAAGAAAATAAAGAAAAGATAGAAGCCAATCGCACACGGTGGCGAAAGGATAATGCAGAACACGATAAGAATAGAGTTTGGAATACTAGAATTATGAAAGAATATGGCATAGACACATTCCAATATGGTCTAATGCTTGAGAACCAGAACTATGAATGTAAGCTTTGTGGAAAACATGCTGATGATAATCACAACAAGAGATTGTACATCGACCATGACCACGAAACCGGGAAAGTAAGAGGGCTGTTGTGTCTACAATGTAACACAGCGCTTGGTTTATTGAAAGACAATCCAAAAGTTTTAAAGAAAGCATTGAAATATCTAACAAGGAAAATATTATGACTAAAGCAATAACAAACTTTAATAAAGATGTGAAGACCTTTATGAAAGCCGCAGGACAAACTACAACAACGGTTAATCAACCACAATCTGACCTATATTATAATCTTATAAAAGAAGAGATTGCTGAATTACACACAAGTATGGCCATTGGTGACAAACCAGAAATTATTGATGCTTGTTTTGATTCAATATGGGTCATTCTTGGTTACATGAATTCATTAGGATTGGATGTTGACGGTATCTGGAAAGAAGGTGCTGCAAATAATTTAATTAAGATTGATAAAAATACAGGCCTGGTTACAAAAAGAGAAGATGGTAAAATTCTAAAACCAACAACTTGGACACCACCAAACTTTCAGCAATTTGTAAAAGAAGGTTGGGAATTTGAAACCAAAGAGCCATCATATCCAGTAGAAGATGAAAGTGGATATTCTATGGGAAGTGGACCGAAAGCACCAGTAGAAAAACCTGCAGAGGAAAAGCCAGTTCAAACTGGTTCATTAACTGGCGGAATTGGCGATTACTTTTAATAATTGCCTCATTTTACACATCATTTATAGTATAATAAGCACTTAATTAGCGGAGAAATACATCATGGCAGATATAAAAATAATGACATTTAAAACGAATCAAACAATCATAGCACAGATTGAAGAGAAAGGTGATAAATATCAAATCAAAAAACCAGTACAACTGTACTCAGAAATGCAAAAAGACGGTTCTTCTAGTGTGGGATTTGCTCCATTCTTGGAGTTCTCAGCTGAATTTGCAACCGGAATAGATATTCCTGCAGAGTCAGTTCTATGTTTAACAACGCCTGTTAAAGAAGTTCTAAATCAATACAACACTGTATTTGGTTCAGGCATTCAACAAGCATCAGTTACGGACCTTGCCTCTATTCGTGATAAAAAGTAGTATAATAGGTACATGTCAAAATATTATACTGATGTAAGAGTCGTAGGAAACAATATATATTATCGAGGTGTTAAAAACGGTGTAAGACATCGTGAAAAAATAACATACTCTCCAACATTATTTGTTCCTTCAAATAAACAAACTGAATGGAAAACATTTCATGGCGAGTCACTCGACCCTATGAGGTTCAATTCAATTCGTGAAGCTAAAGACTTTCTTAAAAAATATAAAGATGTTGATAACTTCAAAGTCTATGGTAATGATAGATTCGAATATCCATTTATCGCAGAAAACAATCCAGAAGAAGTAATTGCATGGGACTATAAAGACTTATGCATTGCCAATATCGATATCGAAGTTGGTTCTGAGAATGGATTTCCTGAACCAAGAGCCGCAGCAGAACCTATCACTGCAATCACTGTAAAATTCTCAAACAAAGATAAGTACTATGTGTTTGGTATTGGTGATTACAAAAAGCATAGAGAAGATGTTGAATGGTTTCAATGTGAAGATGAATATCATTTAATTAAAATGTTCATGCAAGTCTGGACAAATAATTATCCTGATGCAATCACTGGTTGGAATGTTTATGGTTTTGATATACCTTACATCATTAATAGATTTGCTAAAATAGCAGGCGAAGACACAATGAAGAAACTATCTCCTTGGGGATATGTTTCAATTCGAGATGAAACATTTTATGGTCGTGCAATACAAATTGGTAATATATCAGGTGTTGCAACATTAGACTATATGAGATTGTTCAGAAGATTCTCAACAAGTCGTTCACAAGATAATTATAGATTAGATACGATTGCTCAATCAGAAGGCGTTGGTAAAAAGATAGCATATTCTGAATATGATGGCCTGTTTGATTTATATAAAAAGAATCATCAACTATTCATTGAGTATAATATTCGTGATGTAGAACTTGTAGAAAAGTTGAATAAGAAAGGCAGATTGTTAGAAATGGCAATTACTATTGCTTATGATTCAAAAGTAAACTTCGATGAGATATTCACACAAGTTCGTATGTGGGACACAATCGTACATAATTATCTATATCAAAAGAAGATTGCAATTCCACCTAAAAGTTTCTCAAGTAAAAATGCAGCTTATGAAGGCGCTTATGTAAAAAGTCCTCAAATAGGAATGTTTAATTGGGTAGCATCTTTTGATTTGAATTCTCTATATCCACATTTGATGATGCAATATAATATATCACCAGATACAATTGTTGAACCTAACAAATATACAAAAGATATGAGAGATGTTCTTAATTCTGGAATAAACATTGATAAGTTAATTGCTAAAGAAGTTGACTTAACTAAAGTAAAAGAAGTTGCATTTACTCCAAACGGACAATTCTTCAAGAAAACAAAACAAGGTTTCTTACCAGAGATTCTTGAGAAGATGTATAATGATAGAACTGTATACAAAAAGAAAATGCTTGATGCTAAACAAAAGTATGAAGATGCAACTACGCCAGAAGAAAAAAGTAATTATGCGGCTCTTGTATCTCGATTTGCAAACTTGCAACTAACTAAAAAAGAATGTCTGAACTCTGCTTATGGTGCTCTAGGTAATCAATACTTTAGATTCTTTGATGTAAGACAAGCAGAAGGTATTACAATGGCAGGTCAATTGTCTATTCGATGGATTGAAAAGAAACTAAATCAATATCTAAATAAAATATTACAGACACAAGGAGTTGATTATGTTCTAGCATCAGATACAGATTCAGTGTATCTTAATCTTGAATTGTTCATCACTAAAGTATTTGGTGAAAAAGAATTTGCTAAACAAAAAGCAATCGAAGTCATGGATAAATTCTGTGAAGATAAACTACAACCTTTTATTGACCAAAGTTATGGCGAACTCGCAACTTATCTTAATGCATATTCACAAAAGATGGTTATGAAAAGAGAAGTGTTGGCTGACAAAGCAATCTGGACTGCCAAGAAAAGATATATTCTTAATGTCTATAATTCAGAAGGCGTTCAATACACTGAACCTCAAATGAAGATTCAAGGTCTAGAAGCAATTAAATCATCTACACCTGGCGCTTGTCGTGAGAAGATTAAATCTGCATTGAAACTTCTAGTACTTGGCGAACAAGAACAAGTTCAAGATTATATAGCTGCGTTCAAAGATGAATTCAAAAAACTACCTGTAGAAGATATTGCATTTCCAAGGTCAATGAATGGTCTTAAACAATATAGTTGTAATAAATCTATATGGAGTAAAGGCACACCTATTCATGTTCGTGGTGCATTAGTATATAATCATCAACTTGATAAACTAGGTCTCAAGAAAAGACATCAAAGAATTCAAGAAGGCGAAAAGATTAAATTTATATATCTTAAACAACCAAACAACTTTCATACTGATGTAATATCGTTTACTAATAGTTGTCCAAGAGAATTTAACATTGAAGAGTATATAGATTATGAACTACAATTTCAGAAATCATTTGTAGACCCACTCAGAATTATTCTAGACTCAATTGGTTGGGAAGTAGAGAAATCAAACTCACTTGAATCGTTCTTTGGTTGATAATATAAATAAGCAACTATGAATATATTAAGACCAAAAGATAAGGTTCAAGAACCTCATTCTAAAGAACCAGAACTGTTAAGCAATATCAATACAGTACCCAATATACCACCAGATATACCAGAAGTATTTAAAAGTCCACCAGAGAAATTGCCAATGAAAGCTAATTACATAATACCATTTATTACAGCAATAATTCTATCATCAATAGCGGCTTATTATTCTATAATTGGTTTGGCACAAATCTTTCCTGGTGCTTTTTGGCCAATCGTTATTATGGGCGGTGCATTAGAGGTTGCTAAATTAGTAACTGCATCGTGGGTATATAATAACTGGAAAGAAACTGCTTTCCTTATGAAGACTTATTTCTTGGTAGCTATTGTATTGCTTATGTTGATTACTTCAATGGGCATTTTTGGTTTTCTATCAAAGGCTCACATTGATACTAATATAATGATAGGTTCTAATCAAGTTAAAATACAAATGCTTGACCAGAGAGAATATCTGTTAAACAATAAGCTTCAATACTTGCTTAAAAAAGCAGGTGATGACCCTGAGAAAATTAGTAGAAAAACTAATGCACTTGTACTATCAACACAAAAAGAACTTGAAGTTCTAATTACAGAAAGACTTCCACTTTTATCTGAAGAAAATAAACTATCTGCTGAGATTGGTCCTATTAAATATGTAGCTGAATTAGTTTATGGGTATTCTGATAAAGATATCATCGATAAGGCAGTAAGACTTGTTATACTTATCATCATTTTTGTTTTCGACCCTTTGGCTGTACTATTATTGGTAGCATCAAACATGTCATATAGACAGGCAAAGAACCGAGAAGAGCTTGACATCTTACCCTTTAATGATGTACCATCCACCCTTGATAAGAACAATAAACTTATTCCTAAATCATCAATTATGAGAATGTAAATGAGGCACAAACTATGAGCAGTATACTTGATAAAATAAAAAATAATTCTACCATCAAAGAAAGTTCTATTCTTTCTACTTCTAAATTCTTTACTGAAAAAGATATGATACCTACAGATATACCGATGGTAAATGTGGCATTGTCCGGCAAAATAGATGGCGGATTAACACCAGGTCTTACAATGTGGGCCGGTCCATCTAAACACTTTAAAACTGCATTTAGTTTATTGATGGCAAAATCATATTTGGACAAATATCCTGATGCAGTATTATTGTTTTATGATTCAGAGTTTGGCACACCAAAGAAATACTTTGAAACATTCCAAATTGATATGAAAAGAGTTTTACATACTCCTCTAACAAACATCGAAGAACTTAAGTTTGATGTAATGAAACAATTAGAGGCGATTGAGCGTGGTGATAAAATTATTATTCTAATTGATTCTATTGGTAATCTTGCTTCGAAGAAAGAGGTTGATGATGCAATGGATGGTAAATCTGTAGCA